CTGGATATCCATCTGCGGGAGAAATAACAGTGGCTTAAAAAACAGAAATACAATCAATACTAATAACGATCTAAAATGTCTCAAAATATTAATCTAAATCAAATTTATGCCGCTGCTAACAGCAGAGTGGAAATTCCACAACACACTTATGAAAAATCGCAAAATCACAAATTTGCGTGTCAACCTCAAAATCTTATTGATGAAATCAAACAATCCGCTTTACTTCATCATCAAAGAACTTATGAAAAAACAAATTGGGAATATTGTTTTTATGAGTATGATATGTATTTGATAAGTATTGGTGAAAAACCCTTCTCCAATTACGAATGCATAATCGAACCATCAGAATGTTCTGATGATATCTATGGAAATTTTTCTGAAGTCTCATCCCATTTTTATGGCCATTTTAATTCCTTCTCACCACGAGGTAAACGTACCAGAACTATATCGTGGGAATCAAATGTCAGCAATAATTTTGATTATTATGATTACAGTCGTAAACCTTATATTTGCAGACCACATCACTTTTGTAATATATTTGATGATGTTGTTCCCATGATTAACCATTTCTTCACACGGTCCAATTACATCAAAGTTATCAATCGTACTTTATATATATGTAACAATAAATATAAAAATTCAAAAAAAAATAAAAAACGTCAAAGTAAAAAATTTAAAAATTGTAAAGTACAGACTGATAGTTCTGAACAAAGTGCATATGATAGATTTTATCGTAAACATATGATGAGAATGTTAGATCGTCGTATATATAATCAAATTAAGGATCTTGATCCTGATTATATTCCAAAACTTGTTGACGATATAATTACATTCGTACAAATGGCTACAATGAAGGTCGAAAACATGACATTCTTTGAAACCATTTATTTATCAGTACGTGTCTTTTTCAAAAGTAGGTATAATGAATCTTCAGGTAAATTATTGTTCAAACGTTTGTTTCCATATATTAAAAATATGTTCTCAGGTTTAAGTGTACAAGGTGATTTTTTTGAGTCATCACGTAATTTTCTGAACGCATATAAGAATATAAATGAAAGTCCTATTGTACTAAAAATATACAAGTGTTGCACATATCTAATGACAATGTCTGTTTTTGAAAAAATAGGTGTAACTTTTGAGTCTATGGGTTATTCTAAATTGGAAGAAGTAACACTTAAAAAGAAATTCTATAAAAAGACCGACTTTATTTATGTACTATGTGATACCATACTATTCGTTCTTGAAAGAGGATATCAAGTTTATGTGACTCAAGATATAGGTTGTTTGTTTCATTCAGGTGGAACTTATAAACAATTATATGAAGATTGTAGATTATTGACTCGTCAAAATCAACAATTACACAATCCAGAAGCCAATGGTTTTACAGAATCTGATTATCG